CTGGGTAACGGCACTGCGGGCAGAAGAGCGTGGAAAGTATCGCAGTGCAAGGTCAGTCAAATAAATAGCGTGCATAAAGATTGTGTTTGAATGTAAAGATAATAAAAATATCAGAGAAACAAACTACCCCGTAGTAACAATGCGTTTACTACGGGGTAGTTAATCAGTTACTAAGTAGTAATTATGGGTTTACTACGTAGTAGTTAAGGAAGCGGTTCTTCTTTATCTTCCTGCAAACTCTTGACCTTGTGGAAGCTCAGATTTGCGATGTTAAGCTGTCCTTTCAGTCCGATGCCAGGTCGGAACTGGAGAGTCACCTTCTTAATCATTGCAGAACTGAAGGTGTCTTCCGTGGGAGTTCCCGTGCTGCGAAGCTGAGCCTGAAAGCTTCCCAGGTTTTCAAGCTTCACGATTTGTCCGGCTGCGATGTGCAGGTTAATACGCTTCACCAGTGCACGGATTACGTTCAGCACGTCACCGTCGGTCAGTGTGGTGGCATACGCTATCTCTTCCGACAGTTCGTTGATACCTACTGAGCCGGAAGCCTGTGCCTTGGCATAATACTTGTACTCTCCGCTTTCACGGTCCTGCGGATTGAGCATCTTAGCAACACTGTAATTGATTGCCATAATAGTTTTGTTTTAAATGGTTGATAATGTGGTTTGCTTGTCATGACAGTGCAAAACTACGGCAGGAAAATGAGGATGTGTTGAGCAAGCCGCGACACAGTGTGAAAAGATGCATGAATATGCTGATTTTTGTGCGTTTTTTCGTATTTTTGTGTATCAAAATTACACAAGACAATGGCACGAGGAAGGGATACGGAACTGATTACGCTGAGAAATGAAGAGCTGCTCCGCAGGTATTACTACTGGACGGAGATAAGACGTCTGCGCTTTGACGACACCTTCCATCAGCTTTCCACCAAGGAGTTTTTCATCAGCGAGGAAAGAATACGTACCATCGTGAACCAGAATTACGAATTTCTTCAGGAGCTGGACCGCGAATACCGGTCGGGAAAGAACATGGAAGACAAGCCGCCCATGCCCCCAAAAAGGAAGAGGGGAAAGAAACACGAGCTACGGCACCTTTCCCGCCTTCCACTGTTTCCTAATGAGTAGCGTCGTCTATCATGCGGCACTCATAGTTCAATTCATACACTTTTATTCCCCTGGTCATCGTCTGGCTGCGGCTGGTCTTGCGGTCGAGCGGTGAAGATGAATGCATGGGCATCCATCCCTGTAGCAGTGAATGAAGCTCGTGCACCTTGTCCGCACGTTCCTGAGCCTTGTCGGCTGTTCCGCTGGTGAAATGCGTATCGTCGTAACAGTCTATTGCCAGCTTCACGTTGACGGTTACCGTGCCCGACTGCACTTTACCGAAAGCTCCTCCCATGGTAGTCCATGAGGTTTCAGGTATGTCTATCAGCACAAGAGGGAAGGTGAGCGGATAGGTGTCGGAGTCTTCGTCGTCGCGGTAAAGCATTTCAAGCTGTCCGTAGTCTTCGTCTACGTTTCTGTCGAGCCATTCAATCTTGTCCGCCACAAGCTGCTGTATCTGGTTGAATAAAGTTTCCATGTAATTCAATGAATAATTAATAGTTAATAATTAAAATCACTTCAGGCTTCCGAGCCTTGTTTCCATTACTTTGAGCAGTTCCTTTTCGGCTTCTTCCTGTAACTTCTCGGTCAGTTCCTTGCTTTGTCCGAGGAACCTTCGCTGTGGTATTTGTGCGGTTACGTTGAGCCTTGACTTCTTGCTAAGGGCAATGGCTTTCCACATACGGGCTTCAGGAGGTGCCGAAGCGTCTTTCTTCTTCCGGGTTTTCGAGGAAGTTCCACGACGTATGCCTGCCGCCTTGAAATACCGTGCCCATGCCATTTTCCGTAGCTTTGGCGTGATTCGTGGATGGGTGCTGACGGTTCCTCCTTCATTGTGTATTGCGGCGTATTCTACGGTATTCCGCACAATGACCTTTCCTTTCATCGGCACATCGTAGGTGGCTCCCATAAGTCTCTTTCGTCCGCTAAGCAGAGGGCCGTAACGGTCGGAAGCTTTCTTGCTTCCCGACTGCTGGCGTCGGGTCGGCTTCCATGGCTGGAGTCCTCCGTCGCGGAAACCTCCGTCACGGAAGTTCTGGCGTGTATGGTTTACGGCCAGCACTCCCGCTTTCCGTGGAAGCGTGTCGCTGATGGTTTTCTGCAAGTCTTTCTCCAGCAGTTTTAGCGTTTTTTTCAGATCAGTTGTTTTCATCGTTTAAAGATTCTATCAATTTTTTTTCACGTTCAGAAAGAGAAAACCGAATAGTTTGTTTTTCCTTTTCAATACATTCGGATTTTTTATTTTCTATGTCTATAATGTATGCGTATTCTTTTTCGGTTTTAATGAGTTGTGCTATCCTGTTTGAGCAGAGGAATCCACTACCGTATATTGTTTTTTTTGTGTGAATCTGGTCATCCAGCCTTCTTGTGTATGAAAGTTCAGCATGTGGTATGACAATGTCTTTTCCTCCTTTCAGTAATGAGGCGATAACAGACGTGGTAATCACATTATCAGGATAAGCATATTTTGGTTTTTTCAACTTTCCCATTTCCTTCTTTTGAACTTGAATTATACGCTCCCTAAGAGAAGATGCGCACATAATTCCACATCCTGAAAATGTAGGTATGTTAGTGACAAAATCAGTTGACACTGTTGCTCCGTTTTGATAAATAACACTGGCATTGGTAACAATGTATGTATGTTCAGGAGAATATGCTTCAAACAGTGTGAGATGCGGAGCAAACAGAAAGAATCTTATTCCTTTATCCTGAAACCATCTTTTTATACTGGCCATAATAGAGAATGGAGGATTGTCTACCACCACGCATCCGTCCGGATAATCTGCTGCCTGATAATCTGCACCAGGCCAGAACGGTCGTACTATTTTCTGAGTGTTATCTATATGTCCATTCTCTGTAAGCCATCCTATTACTTCGTCATAAATGTAAGAAGGGGTATAGCAGTCATCTGTTGTTTTTTGGGGTTTGAACTTTTCAACAAATCCTTCGTAATCGTTAAACTTTTCCTCTTTTTTTGTCGTTGTCTTATTATTATCCATTATGCATTGTTTTTTAATGAATTAATCGTATATTTGCAGTACAAGATAGTCCTTAGCGATGCCGCCACGGGAGGCGGAAGCGCGAAAGCCCTTATATCGGAGGTTCGAATCCTTCCCGTTAAGGGCTATTTTATTTTTATAAGGTTCTTCATTCCCAGATTCCTTTCTTCTATTGTTCCAGCCGTAATAAAGGCATTCACCGTTTTCTTTTCCCCCTGTATCTTTGCGGCATAGTTCAGGTTTACCACAAACTTCTGTACCTTCCCGTCCTGCCGTGTGATGAACTGGATGTTTCCGGCTTTTTCGTCCCAGTACACCTCACAGTCATTCATTAGTGAGGGCAAGGCCGCAAGCTGTTCTGCCGTGACCGCTTTTCCGGCCTTCTGCTTCACGCTGCGCAGTGAATGGTGTATCTGCTTGTCGGTCATGTAAATTTCATCCGTAAGCGGCTCTATTCCTTTTTTACGGACAAATTCCTTCACGTCATCTGCCAGCCGTCCTATCCTTACGGCATCTCCTTTTGGATAACCGTTCTCCAGACGACGGATGATGTCTTGTATGCCTTCTCCGGCCATCAGCCTTTCCACCGCTTTCTCCGCCCCCGGATACGCCTTTTCGTAGTACGGATGGGTATGGCTGAACAGTTCCGGCTCCAGCCCCGGGTTGTTTTCCAGTCCGGGAGAAGGCCTGTAGTCCACCTCGGGGATGGTTCCCGTGACGGGGTCGTCCGTCTCCTCCAGGTCGCACTTGCATCCCCAGCGGTCGTGCGGATGGTGGCTTTTCCAGAAGGGGTGTGTCTTGGGAAGCGTCAGCCCGATTCGCCAGTATTCCATATGGAATACGTCAGGATCAGCACTCGTAGTGGGCATCCATTTCAGGTTGGGCAGGATGTCGGCATTACGTGAGAAACGTTTCCAGTCGGCGGCATAGCGGGCACGGAGTACGGCTGTGTCGTATTCTGTACGTAGCCAGTGGTTGTTGTAGGTGCCGATGACAGACTCAGCATCTTCCTGGAAGCGCCGGAACTCTTTCAGCCTGCCGTCTTCATCGAGCAGTTGCGAAGCGATGTCGTTCTGCATGCGGTGTGTGCGGAAGGCGGCAAACACGTCGGCATCGTTCTTCAACGCTTCGTGAAACAGCCTGTCGGCATCCTCCGTTTCTTCCATGGGGTATCCTTCCTCCAGCGCACGGCGGAAGGTGTCGCGTGCGGCTTCGTAGAGTTCCGGATAGATTTCGTCCTCCACGTTGAACTTACGGGCAAAGATGTCGGCCAGCAGACGTGCCATCAGTTCCGGAGTGAATGAGGCAGAAACGGATGCTTCATTCCTGGGATGGGCGGAATGACAGCAGGAACAAGTCTGTCCGTACAGCTCATTCATTACCATCTTAAAGCCCCGTTTTTCGGGGCGCGGACGAAAAAACGGCGGATGTGGTTGTAGAATCGGGTTAAATAGTTTTTACTTTCCGTTTGAGAATCGTTTAAATCCTTCCGTCTCTCTTCTTTTCTTTGTGCCGTTTTGCCGTCAGGCGTGTTGTCCGTATCAGGTACTGCGGCATTTCGTTTTTCCTTCTGTTCGGCTTTGAGCTGGTCGTAATTCTCAGGCTTGGGTATTCCGGTAAGCTCATAGAACGTGTCGTCGGATACGGGTGTGCCTGCGTTTCGCATCTTGGTTATCACGTCGGCAATGACCGTGATGTTTGTCTCTTTCGGTTCCACGTACACGAATTCTCCTCCGCGTGTGTTGTATCCCATGCTTTCGAAGATGTCCGTCATGTCGTAGTTCAGCACGTTCAGGATAAGCTGGCGGTCGGATTCATTGATTTTCTTTTCTCCTTTCTCCTGCACGGTTCCCAGCGACTGGGTGCCACGTTCGGAGGCTTCGGTGGTAAGCGTATTGCCCAGGAATATCTTGCTTATCTCATTGTTGCACCGCTCATACAGCTTGTCGTACAGGTCGGACGAGCCGCTTTTACCGGCACTTTCCAGCAGCTTCAGCTCACTGCCTTTCGGGTGGATGAAGCATGCGGCTGCTCCCTGCTCGTTCATGTCGTCAAGAATTAGCAGGCGTGCCTCTTCATCTTCCGCATCGTAGGTATATTCGCGGATGGGCATTCCGAATATTTCGCAGAACTGTGCCCAGTCGGCCATATCGTTACGTTTGAAAATGACGTAGGGTGCAGCGTTGGCCAGCTTCCCCAAGGCACGCGGCTTGCCCACAAAAAGCACATCGCGGAAGTCTGTCCAGGGAGTTCCGGTAATTTCGCCCTGACGATGAAGGATAAGCCCTCGAACGGGGTCGACGTTCTTTCTTGGTATCAGTTCGTAATTAATCCATCCGCTTTTGTCGCGGTAGAACTGGAAAAGAGAGAATCCCCAGAATACGGAGTCTACCAGGTCTTCGATGAAATGGAAAAACCAGGGTGAACGCAGCATCACGTTGATTTCCTCGTCAGGTTTCCCGTTACGGCGGAACTCTATCCGGATGTTTCGTGCCGAAGCGATTCGCTTGTCGCGCACGCTGCTCAGGTGTCCGTCAATCAGGATGTCTTCGTACATGTCGTACAGGCGTACGCGGTTGGTGAAGTCTACGTTTTCGGCCCCGCGTATGCCGCTCATGTATTTCTGCATGTCGAGGAAAAAACGCTGCGGCTGGGTAATGATGACCGTTCGTGCCGGACTTCCCTGCGGATTGATGTTTCCGCCTATGGTTATTCTTTTCTTCTTGCTCATATCAGTATCGGGTGTTTCTTCGTGGATAACTTCGCATCTGGAATGCGGAATTTAACTTAGTGGAATCTTCGTCGAGTGCCGGCAGTCCTTCCACGCTTATCTCAAATTTTGACACGCCTTTCAGCCATTCCAGGCTTCGCTCGTAACGGTCTATCCGTATCTTGGAAATCTTCTGCGGATTGTGTATGCAGAATACGTGATACAGCGTGATGTCTTTGGCGTACATCAGTACAAGCGGGTGTCGTTCGGAACCGGTGGCTGCAAAAATCTTGTCGCAGTCAAACCGTGAAGACAGGTATCCGCGCATTTCGGCGATAGCCTGGTCTTCGCATACTTCAAGAAGTGATTCGTCTTCACGTATGAGCGCATCGAGTATTTCACGGTGTATGGATGCGTCGTAATCTTCCGGGTTGATAAACTGGCTCATGTTCTGTATTTGTTTTTTTGCCGGATGGTGGTCCGGCTTACGGTTGTTGTTTTTTGTAAGGATGCATTCTTGCGGTCGATGGCCCGGTTTCCTCCCTGTATGCAGTCGGGACCGTCGGCAGGATAAGGAAGCGTCATTTCAAAGAGGTCAAACTGGTTGATCAGTTCTTTCATGTGAGGATTGTCTTTTTCAGCCTCATTGAATATCAACATTCCTTCACGGTCCAGCGGTTCCAGGTCGGCTTCTATACGGGTAGCCTTGTCGGTCTTCTTGTCTTCATCCGGCTTGATGGAAAGCTGTTCGTTCCTCTTTCTGCGGATTCGTGCCAGGTGGCGTTTCAGTACCTGCTGGAAAAACGGGTCCTGAAGCTTGTTGTTCTCTACCATGCAGTAAAGGTTGGTCTTTCCGCCTACGTATTCATTCAACAGGAAGAACCAGTTGATGAATTCTTCGTTCGTGGTATGGTCCAGAAAACCTTTAATGACATAAAGCACGCCCTGAAGTTTGCCAAGCAGCCATACGGCCTTGAAGCAGG